TTTTTTTACACAAGGTCGTCGTTTTAATTTAATTTAAATTAAATGCACACCGCAAAAACTTTTTTTTACACAAGGTCGTCGTTTTAATTTAATTTAAATTAAATGCACACCGCAAAAACTTTTATTCAGTTGTCTTTATCACTCGCAACGTGTTTGTCCAGGACTGATGATACACAGTGACCGTGCTACCATCCACGAAAGTGAAAGTGTAGTTCATGCCGGAGACGACTTGAGATGTCACTGACGTTGGTGCGCCCTTCGCTGCAAGTTCGGCGCCTGCGTCAGGAAGTGCGAGCACCTTGTCCCACACAGCGAGCTCCTCAGGGCCGACGGCTCGAGGGACGGTAGTAGCGCCAGGGACCATGTGACATTTTTTGTGCAATTGCTTGAACGACATTTTATAAAGGCGGAACAACGTTATATACTGACAAACTGTTACAACTCATGGCCGCGTCGGGAAAAAAAACTTTTTTACATCAGGTCGACGTTTTAATTTAATTTAAATTAAAAGCACACACTATTTTTTTTATACAACAGGTCGACGTTTTAATTTAATTTAAATTAAAAGGTTCGTGAAAGTCGCAGTCAAAAGGGATTGACTGCGCGAAAGAATTGTTTTTGCAATGTTGTGCCTGTCCACGGAACACGATACTTGGCGTCAAACGATTTTAAAGCCAAAGGCCGGCTATCCGACATTACATTTATACCCGTTTTTTTATGTTCCATGTTGCATGTGTATATGTTCTATTTTGAATTGTTCATATGGTTCACCTGACCCTGCTCTGTCTATACCGAGTTCTCTGTCTATACAGCACTGAATATGCTTACAACATGTTCGGGTTTGTCCGCGGTCGTGATGTTCAAAATCGGGACACGTACACGTCCATACAGGCCGATGACCAATACCATCGTATACAACGCGGTATGCTTTCGATGCGGCATATTTGAAATATGACACCTTGTAGACGCGCCTGAATTCGCCCACGTTCACAAAAGGTCCACCAGTTGGTATTTGGAACGTTCCGCGAGGGGCGTCTTGGCACCGTTGCCCTGGTGCATTGTGGGAATTGAAACAGGCGTTCGACATCACGTTCTTGTTAGCTACTTAAATAGTTTCCACGTATATAAACTCGTATTGCGTTTTCATCATGTCCGGTTATGAGGAGGTATCGAATCCGTTGATGGCAGTCCCTGATATTCAATGGTTGAAACCAGCGTCCCCAACCGAAGAGGTCACACAACTTATTCGCAGAATTCAGCAAAAGCATTTCAAACCTGGCCCGGCTAAGAAAGAAACCGTTGAGAAATTTTGGAAACTCATCGCAGACGATTTGCGTATGTACGACAAACAACTCCAGAACACAACGCCATTCGAGAAAACCTGCTACGGGGTTTGTACAGACCGATGCATAAAAAGATGGGACAAAACGTATTGGGAATTCAAAGTTGCTGGTCTAAGAAAAAGAAATTATGTGTCCGAGTATAAATTCCCCGTCAAACTGATGTCAGTGGTGCTGATCTTCATCGCCGGGGTGTTCAGACTCATAAGGGCAAATCAAGACGGGAAAGCTTCTTTTATCGCAAATATAATTCAGGTGTTGACTAACAGCGTGGTCATTTTTATATATTGGTTAGATGGGGAAAGAATCATGCTATTACCCAAAATAGGCGCCATAGTCGTCTCTATCGCTATCTTGTATGGCATACTGAAGCATGCGGGTGCTGAAACAGTAGGCTTGTAGTATTTAAAGGCGAACGAGATGAGACACATGCTTGCGATTATTATTCCGTATAGCTCGACACCACAATCCGAATGCGTCCACCAATTTCTTTGTTTAGTAAAGTCAATCGCAAAGTACCTACCGTATGCATATATTTATGTAATTGAACAATGTAACGACCAACCGTTCAACCCTGGTGGACTTTTGAACGCTGGCGTAAAAGTGGCGGGTATGAGTGACACTGATGTTCTGTGCTTTTTACCTGCTGATTTTATATTGAGCGAGAGTATAATCGACATTTTTTTCACGCCTTTAACGGACAACACTGTTCGACATAGTACGCGTGTGAAGCGCAACGGTGGCGAATCCAATGGGGGTGGCCTACTGATGATGCACCAAGGCACTTTCAAAAGCGTCAATGGATTTCCGAACGATGTGGGGGGCTGGTGGTGTGGAGAAGGCGATGCGTTCAGAGACCGTCTTTTGCTCAAACATTATAACATTGAAGCAATAACCCCGCCACTGAGGCCCGCCCTAAATCCTAAGGCGAATCATCCAGACGCCTGGGAACAAAAGAGACGGCATAAAGCACACGCACACCAAAACGGTTACAATGAAGTATGCGAACAAATACACCAAACTTACATGTATTCCAAACGTTGCTTCCACTACTGGGTAACATGCTAAATCGGCACCATGTTGGATGTACGAACAAATGGAACCATGTTGCATATATAAGATAAATCGTATTGCGTGTTGTCATGATAGCATTTGCTCTGTTTGGGTTGTATTGCTCGTGTCAAATATTGTGGACCTTCGTCAGGACATGCTGTCCACGTTATTTGCCTCACCATATGAAATTGCTACGCTAAGTATTTAGTTGGTGTGATGTCTGACAATGAAACTAAAACATGTGGTAATGATGGGCGTGTTAACGTTCTTGTGGATTTGGATGCTTCCACTATTCGTAATGGGGTTTTTGCTCAGTGTACCCGCGTTTGTTGTGGGTCTTCCTCTGTGTTTAAGTGTATCTGTCACATTGCAGTACTGGCAACACGGTCAAATTATCACGCAGCACCCACTACGACGTATAATATCACACATCCCATGGCACGAATGGTTTCCTTGTAATACCATAACCATTGAAAAAACATGTGTGGTAGCCGTGCACCCACACGGGTTGCTTTGTTGTGGCGCCCTCGCTGGCATTCATTTTGTTCCTGGTTCGACGACTGTATTCTGTATAGCGCCATTGTTATTCTATGTTCCCATACTCGGGTGGTGTATGCGTATTCTGGGATGTGTGCCTGCGCAGCGCGATATCATGCTTCAATGTCTACGCAGTGGACACTCGCTGATTGTAGTGCCTGGCGGCGTGCCTGAGTTAGTACTGGCGGAACAGCGTAACGATAGAAAATGGTTTGAAAGGAGTGGATTCATCCACATCGCCAACGAGGCCAATGTTCCCATCCAAGCTGTATTCGTGAAAGGCGAGTGCTCGACGTTTACCATGGCCGAAGCACCGTTTTTACGCACCAGAGTACACTGGTCTTGGAAGACTAATATACCCATGGTATTGCCATTGTTCATAGGGTGGTACGGCACATGGCTACCCAAGCGTGTAGCACTCACGCTAATCACACAACATATTCGCGCACATGGCAAAAACGAATACTACAGAAACCTGAAACAATTCACCAGTTTAATTTAATTTAAATTAAAATGACCTCTCGTTGTCGAAAAAAAAAGTTCAGCTTGACCTATTTAATTTAATTTAAATTAAACGACTTCGCGATGCCGAAAAAAAAGTTCGAAACAGATTGCAAGCATAAATGTCGGCGGCACCAGTATTTCTGGACCACTAAAGCGAGTCACGTGGCGTGGAACATGATGGAATACGACACGTGCATGCGCAAATGCATCCAGGATTCGTTGAAAGTGCCTACGGATAGTCACACCTCAAAGACCGAGAATGTGTATTTAAAGGATTAATACATTTTCGTATGTCGAGACTAAAGCGAAATATTGTGCGGAGAGACAGGGCTTGTGTATTGTACGAGCGTGCCAAAGAATCGCGTTTACTCAATGTGGAGCGCTCTCTAATAGCATTGTTGAGAGACATACCGTGTCTTTCGTTTACCGCCACTGCGAAACCCACGCCAGAATGGCATACGTTATCGTACGTGGCGCAGACGGCGGCTTTATGCGGGTTGTGGGATACGGATATCAGGTCGGTTGAACAAGTTATGGTAAGTGACGCGAATATAGACAAGTTTCAACATCGTTGGGCCGTTGTCAAGCAGAAAACACCGTGCAACATCGTGGATTTCCTAAATATTGTTCACGAATGTAATGGATGCGTGTGATATTACAATAGTAGAACATGTAGAAAACGTTTCACATAATCTTTTTTATATACGCAAGTCGTACTGTAATGAAAACGCCATGGAAGTGCATATTATTGTCGATATTTTATTGCGTTACCTGGGCAATCTTCGCGAATGGTCAGTGGCGCGCGTTTTGTGCAGGCATACACACGATATTGTTGCGAAGAAACAGTATCGAATGGATGTACTCGGCGTGCGTTCCTTCATTCGTACGAACAGGTGTATGTGCTGCTTGAAACATGTGGATGAACCGCGTTGGATTTCTCACAAAGCAGTACCTGTTTCGTACATGCGCTATACAGTCACGTGTCATCATTACATGTGTCAAACTTCTGCGCTGTTTTCGATGATACGCGACTTGTCTACAAGTAATATCCATGTACTCACGTCGCCGTTTCAAGTCACTGGCGACATCCAAATACCACGGTCAAACGGAACAGTAACTTCAGGTCAATGTGTAACGCATGGCCTGGCGATGATTCGAAACCAATATTACGTGATGACGCGATGGCACGACCACTGCAAAAACGTACCGTGGTCACATTATTTTGACCACGAACCACGTATAGTATTTAAAGAGTTACATTCAGTGGTAGATGCGAGTATATGACGTTATATCACGCCGTTCGGCGATGTTTTTGACCCAGATTTTTCTATTGGTATTGGGTTTATGCATACTTTACACGAGTTATGTCTGGGTGCGAATATCTGGCGCTCTCTACGAACCTTTGACTACTCTGTGATTTCCACCCATCCATTTTAGTTTTAATTCAATCGCAACACTTGAATTAAAACTCATTGTTTCTCCGTACATACAAACATGTCACAAGGCCCTCCCGCCAAACGCCGTCGCAAACTCGCGGGGAACCCGAACCACCACGAGCAAGCCCCCGTATTCGAACCGGAAAACGTCAAGGAAGCGATTGCTGGTCTCAAAAGCGGTCAGTACGAAGCTGTTGTCATAGACGCGGGCCTCGTCATTGCCTGTCCTGGCGACCAAATGGTTCGGTACTGGAATGCCCGTGCTGTTCCTGGCCACCGTGTGCCCGTGCCAGAACACTGGTGTGACATCGACGCCAAGACGTTCAAGGGTCTTCCAGGCATTGCTGGTGGCATGTGGCACACCTACGCGTCCAGTGCGCACGATTTCGCGCTCGACTCGCCCGTTGTGGACGCGATATTCACCGAAACGACCGGCACGCCAGATTGGCGGATTCGGCCCAACCGGTTTCGTTTCAACCCTGTGCACAAGGACGATGGCTACAAGGCGGCTCATATCGAGGGCCCGTGCGTGCTTTCGGAACAGTCTGGTGTGTCCGCAATCCTGTGCGTGACAGCCGGGCGGACCTTCACGTACTACAAGGGTTCTAACAACGACCCTCGTGCGCGCGAACTGTTCACACAGCTCGGAGGCAAGACCAGTCTTTTCGTACAACCCACACAGGAGCAACTGGTGCACTGGCCGCGCACGACCATACAGACGACCCAACCGGGCCAAATCATTCTGTTCGCCGACTCAGTGGTGCACGAAATAAGCCGCCTCGGAAAGAACTCGCTTTCGCTGTTTCTATCGCCGTACGACCCCGTCCAAGCGGTGGACGAGAGGGAGTTCTATCACGGACTGAACAGGAAGCAAGCGATTGCCCGAAAGAAATCGCTGACGGTATCCCCGCCGCTCCCAACGACTCTGATGCTGCCGGGACAGCGGCGGCAACACCCCAAGGAATATTTCGGCCTCTCGAGGCGCGAAACGGAGATTTTCGGAGCCTTGTTCCACTCGACAGGCGCGTACTGGCCTTCGGACAAGCCTACGTTCTTCCTTATGCACATGATGGCGTTCAATGCGTTCAAACCGAAGCTCTTGCCCTTCTGCTTCGATGCCAACGGGAAATACAACTACGAAATTATCACACCGGAACTGGTAGCCGGCTGCGAAGATTTTGACCACGGTTACTTTGAGAAACTGCCCTTCGCGACCGTTTCCGACGACGAAGTTGCGGCCATGCGCGCCAAATACACGGGCATTCCCGAAGCAGCATGGCCGCTCGTCAAATACTGGACGAAGGATATCCGTCAGTGTTCCGACAATGTCTGCCTGCGCCGGGGATTCATTCGCAGCGTTGAATGACCGTCTTTACAACGAATATATAGGTACACAACTAAACTAAAATGAAACACTGTTGCGATAATGTCAAGTATACCATCTGGTCGACGTCGACGCTCCTGTCTTTATCTTTTATTCTGTTCGCCACGTTCCACACGGGCACCTTGAACAATCTTGGTTCGTCCGTATTCGCGGTGGCGCTGTTGGTCTTCCTGGTGGACATGGTGTACGGCACGTGCTGGTTGTGCGCGCGCGCGTGCTCACGTTAAAACTTCAGGAGTGTCTTGGTTGTGTCTGCAGTTTTCGCGGGCTTTTTGGCGACAGGGTCTTTGCTCTTGGAGGCATACATCACCGCTACGAGAATACCGATGAGGACGAGGGCACCGACCCCACCACCAATGACCATGGGCAGCGTGGTGTCCTGTCCGCCGCCGCCGCCCGTTCGGTGACCCGCGGGTTCAACGTCGTTGCAGTGGTAGCCGAGTTTGCCGAGCACGAAGAGCGTATCGTCGCTTAAAGTGTGGTGACAGGTGGATTTCTGCAGCGACTTGGACATGAGCTGTGACGGCGGGTCTTCGTGGCTCAAGCTCGAACCCGGCTCGTAGTGTTGGGGGTTGTAGATGCGTACATGGTCGATGTAGACGGGGTCTCCGAATTCGCCAGTGTATCTGTCCTGCGCGATCACCGACTGTTGGTGAATGTCTGTGAGCAACATGTCGAAGGTCGAAGGCCACGCACGTTTGTCCCCGTCGACGGTGCTCATGTAACCGAGACCGTGGAGCAGCTCGTGCATCATCACCGAGTCGAGGTCGTAATGCGAAGTTGGTTTTTGCGCGCATTCGCCCGCCCACCACAGAAAGCGTGTATTGAACTCGATGTCGAAGCGCAGCGCGGGCGCGTACACGCCGTCTACCTTTTGTTCCATGTACGTCCACGTGGTCGCCAGACTGTTCGACAACGCGTGCTTCCACGCGACCGAGTATTGTACCGCGGGGATGTGGCACGCGTTTCTCAACGTTGCCAGGGATGTTTCGACGTGTGTTTGGAGGGAGATGGTCTGGTCGGAGTGTCCGAATTCCTCCCTTGTCAACAGGGATTCGGGAGGGACAATGTGGTCAAGGCGAAACCGTTTCATGACGCGGCAACGTGACCACCTTTTATATGCGTAATCGAGGGACTCGTACGTCGTCGTGTGTGCTTCCAAATCAGAAAGGAGTATAAATTTTTAATTCTAAATAAATAAACCATGGGCAATTGTTTGTATGTGGTGATAGCTGTCCGCGAGCAGCGTGTGGCGACACACTGTTCATTCAAAGGGCGCGATGAATACCGTGGTGTTTTCGTGCACCCACTTCAACACACCACAGTCCATGAAGACGAGTGTTGAGAACGTGGCGGACGGCTGCACGAATCTGAATATGCGTCTGGCGACCAGTGCGTCCGCGGTGAATTTTCGTGAGGCTTGTGGTTTTTCACGGGCTTGAATGGCAGCGGCCCACCTGCCTTTGGAGTGTTTGAGTGTCACGGAGCGCTTGGATTTGTTGCAATTGAGTTCGCAAGTGCCTTTGACCGGGAGAGACTTCCACATGTTGTGCCAGTATGTAGTGGGCACCACGAGCTCGACGTCACTGGCATGGTCTGGAATCACATTATCGTCGACGAGTTTGATGTTCGGAAAGTGGTACTGAACTGCAGAGCAAGAGGTCTCCGCCGTGACAGTCATTTTGTTGTCATGTATGTCTAAGGTTATGTGCGGGAAGTCCTTGAGCATCCGTATGAAGGCGCGCATGCCTTCGGTCACGTTGAACGTGACATGACCGGTCTTGTGTACCTTGCGCGTGATGACGCGCATGCCCGCGCCTCCATTCAGAAAGATGGTGACTTTGAGCTGTTCACCGTCGATGGCAACCACGGGTAACATGTCTTGTTTTGTGGTGCCGCCCCAGGCCTGGTCCAACCATTCCGTGGAAATATGTACAGATGCCATATTGATTTAAATTAAAAAATGAAACGTCATATCGTCAGTAGCATATGTTCATACAATTCTAAATCAAGTATAAAGCACGTGTTGTATTAAACAATGACCAAGCGTCTGCGAGACGGCCCGGTCGTTTTGCAGTCAAAACGACCCTGCGCGGGGTTTTCACCCGTGCCATCACGCATGAAACGAAAGCGCGAAAACGTAGAAGAGTATGCGAAGCGCTTCAGACTGGCGGAACCGTGCGAAACAACGTGTGTGGGTGTGAAGCGTTCGGCCGGATGTTTCGACCAAGAATTGCGGCGCCTTGAGAAAAGGATGCGCGCTTCGGTGCCCACTGCGGAAGAGGCCATTGCGTTCCTCGTGCCCCATATCATGCAGCTGCGAGGACTGTACAACGCCGAAAAGGAGCGCGCGACCGAGCTGACGTCTAAGAACGTCGTACTTCGGCGCGCTTGCTTGCACTTGTTGCAGGAGAAGCAGAAACTACAGGGTCAATTGGAGGTGTCGCAATACCGTCTGACTTTAACCGGTACAAAGCCCTATGACGCTTGGCCCACAGAATAATTTCCACGCAAGCAACAATGGACGACGCTATTGCGAGGGGGTAATCTTTCTTTAGCGCTCCGTATGTCGCCCACGTGATGCCGCCGGTGCACCTAAGAAGCAATGAGCCCACGCTGAGTGTTTGAGGCGTCGTAGAACATAGCTGTGGCATAGAGGCAGAAGTGGAACAGACAGCGGCGAATATGCCCAGGTATTCAGTCGCGTTCATTACAAATCCAAGCCAGCGTATCATTTTAATGTATATAGGTTGTTTTTTATTCATGCTGAAATGTCGCGCAGACCTGGTACTGGGTCAAGTGAAACAGATTCGATGATTCAATCTGACATAGAGTCAGGAAAGATGAAGTCTGACACGGTGTACGAGTTGATGAAACTGCGCGACTTGCAATCGTTTATTTCTAAAATATATTGGCTGGTGGTCTTGTGTTTCTTCGCCGTCGGGTGTATATTGGCATTGGTCTTGACAGATGGGACGTTCAGCGATGTGTTTATGGCTGAGAATCTGTTATCGTCAGTCGGCGTCTCTGCATACATTATGCTGATGGCGTTGATGGTCATGTGCAACAACCACGGAGAGATGCGAATCATTTTGCTGTTAACCATACTATTCTTCACGGGGTGCTTGTCTGGGTTCATGTTGGCTCTGCATTTACTTGACATAAACATATCACTCCAATCTACAAAGACTTGATTAATTTGCATTCATTATTCCACCATTCGAGACCTTCTGTAAATCCCCTTTCTTCAAAAATGGCCTGACCTTGCTGTGCGATGAACAGCACAGTTGCGCGTCGTGTGGCTTTTTTGCTACTGTGACGCTTTGATGTCAGTACAGAGCCGTCTGGGTAGAGCCTGGGCACCCCGGCCCTGTGTCGTTCGTCGTCGAAGGCGGTCATGTCAATAAACAAAAGGTCCAACCATGTCTTGAACATGGCGATAATATCTTCGTCGCTGTCTGATTTCGTTTCGAGCCACGCAGAGGCGACGGGTCGCCAATGTTCGATGAGATTGTACACGGCATCCGGTTTACGTTCTTGGCTGTATCGGACACGACATTTTACCCACCAATGTGCATAAGACTGGGGAATGGATTTGTCGATGACAACACGGTTGACGAGAGCTTCGGGCCATTTGACTTCGATATACTGCAGCATGGCGGTTTCTGTGTATGGAAAAAGGGGGTCCGACAACCAGTTGTTCATCTCGGGACTCTGAAACCAAACTGGGTTTTTCTCGACACTCATCTTTGATGCTGTCAGCGTGACCCTTTATAGTGTACACGGATTGTACCAATGAAGTATATATGCGGCGAGTTGTTCATAAATGATTGTGGTCGCGATAGACCCGGGTCTTCGAAATCTGGGTTGGTCCGTGTACGACACCAACAAAGAGATATTCGTCAGTTTTGGGCGGTACGACTTGTTGAAAGACCAGCCAAAAGCCAAGCACACGAAATACACGAATTTGGTCCGCGATTTTGTGGAAGCTTCCAAGGACGTATTCGACATAGCGGATGCAATCGTCATCGAAATACAGATGGTGGCAAAGTTCAAAGTCATTCAAACAGCGTTCGAATGTTTTTTCTGGGAAAAATCGCATCTCATTTCGCCAAGGTCGGTCCGCTGTCACTTTGACATTAGCACAGGAAACTATTCGAAAAATAAAAAAGCGTCGGTCAACAAAATTTCAGAACTCGACATCCCACACAAGAACAAAATTTGGTTCGAGCGCTTCGACAAATCAAAACGCGACGATGTCGCCGACGCTATTTTAATCGCTCTGTACTACGTACAAAAAGGTTACAAAAAAAGAAAAATGAAATAAAGTATTTATGTGCAGTCTGTCTTATGTAAAATGTTACAACACGTAATGACTCTGTTTTGTTTCTTGTGGTTTTTCAGAGTGTGGGTGTGTTTGTTCGGGGCCCCGTTTCGCCTCTGCGGTCGGACCGTACTGTTTGCGTTTCAATCGGTGAAGGAATGTTATACAAAAGTTGCCTATGTAGCCGAATATGCGCGCATACAGAGAGAGAAGCCCCCCCAGAATACCACACGCCTCGAAAAGTGACTTTTTCGCCTGGAAAACGTGAAACCCATACATAATCACGACACCGACGCACAGCGAGCCGCCTATTTGCTGTATGCGCGTGAAGACGATTTGAAATCGCCGCCGCAGTTCTGGGTCTGCGTCCTCAATGTCTTCCAAATCCTCGTACGTCAACTTGCGGGTGTGCATACGCCGTGTCACCCACGGGAGTTCGTTAAACACCAAGTACGCGACGACAACGCCGGCGGGAACCATGTACACCTCGTGGCGAAGTTCAGGCAATGCGCCAAGCGAACACAGTGCAATGACAGCCAATATAACCCACATTATATCACCCACGAAACACATAAATACAACATATGTGCAAACACAAATGCTGGATATGAGGACAACTGCCAGTGGAAAGTCTATGCATCACAGCATGACCGAACCGTTGTATTTGACATTTAAAGGCTTTACAGCGGTTTGCACGCCGCACATGATCGACCAAACTCTCCAACGCACAAACACAGCGGTCGTGGATTTTCTACACGAGCACGGAGCCAATTTGACTGACGTATACACCACCTGCAGGCCTGGAGCCTGTCACTGGGTAGCTATCGAACGATATATCATGTACGTCAAACGCCGATACAATACTCACCGTCACAGGAACGAATTGGAACTCATATCCTTGACACCAAGCAATTTTGTACATACGAAAACAAACAAAATCGCCTGTAGACTACAAAACACCACACGAAAAAGCCAAAGTGCTTTCCCCTCGTGGTTCGCAGAGGACGAACAGTACAGCATATAAACATGCGATAAAATAAGGTACATATGCGCGATATTTTTTTCTATATTTCTACTGCTGTATTCATGACGGGGTTTGTCTTACTCGTGGTGTTTCGATTGGTGTTTGATTCCCTTACGGCGTTCATGTACATTGTTCCGGTGTATTTGATGTTCTCTGGAGCCGCGACGGCGGCTCTTGTGTCCTGTTTTGAACCAAGACGGGAGTTACAGAGTCACGAGACACAGCAGCTAGTGCGTCATGAAACTGAAGAACATGATGACTTTTCTGACGATTCGTCGTTTCCCACTGACGCAACCACCGTGTGAGCCACTTATCAGTGTGGTCTCGCAACGACGTTTTTAAAGACGGCTTGTAACGAACAATACGCTGCCAGCGACTGTTGAATGTATCCAATTTTTTAAGATTCATCTCTGCTTCCGTCAACTGTACTGCTGCTGCTTTGAGCGCGTCGTCGTCTTGCGAATCTGCGTTTTTCAACGTCGCTAAAGCAGATTCGCAAGACAAGGTCATATGACGCAGGTTTTCATCATAGTCGTCAATCCACGACAATACGTAGTTCCGAACGTCCTCAAAGTCCACTTGTTCACCGGACCATTTGTTGTCCGGCACAGATGAGTCGTGCTGTGTCACTTCTGACACCTGCATCAACAGGGCTGTATACTGGTGCTGTTGTTTCGTTTCTTGCGCGACCGCCTTTGCAATGTTGGAGAGTGACAGCCAGTGCTCGACGAACGGATGTTCGCGCTTCTGCCTCTTGTCGCCAGGCATAATCTTCTTGCCCAGGCGCCGTTTGTTGCGCGACATGTGCTGTACCAGCGCCGCTCCTAAATAGACGTTTCTTGTGTTACACCACGGAGCAGGCGCAAACTCGCGATAGGGACGAGGTCCAAACAATGACATACCAGCATCAGCTTCCACAGATTTGTAAAGTTCTCAGAAGTCACACCAAACACGCTGGTTAGAAGCGAACCCCACTCCTCCGACACGACGCCACCGATATTCGTGATCGACATCAACAACGCATATAACGACCCTTCGACTCCTGGAGGACACAATCGAGCTCCCAACACTACCATAGGCATCGTAATGAACTGACCCACTAACGTAATCGTCACCCGTTCGACGAACGCGAACACGTAATCCGGGATGCCCAGCTGACGGTTGGTGTGCAGGACCAACAACAACATCGTATTTTCAAGAACAAAAGACAACAACAAAGCGGTCCCGAATATCTTCGGGAATGTAACGTTGCGCAGCCAGCGCTTGTATATTACGATGCCGACTATGGACACAACGTGCCCCATCACATCCAGCATACCGAATTCGGCCGGCGTGAATCCAAGTTCGCGCTCATAAAAAAATGTCAGAGCTCCGCCATAACCAGGCGTGACGCAGATTACAAACAAAAATAATGCCGGTTTGAATATACCTGGCTGTCGAATTGCCTTGACAAGCGTCGCCCCGGTTTTGCGCCAGTCCGACGGCTCGACCGTTGTATCCTCCTCAATGAAACACGCGAGCACGGCCACCAGCACTGGTATCATAGAGTTCAGTAGAAACACCTGTGCGTACCCCAATTGTTCGTACGCGATTGAACCAGTACCCGACGCCAACAAGCCGCCGACAAAACGCAACCCCCATGACCAAGATTGAATGGAACCGCGGTTTTCTTCACTCTCGTTCTTTGCAGCCATCACCAGCAACGAATCCGCCATCACGTCGGCGAAACACATGCCTGCGGACGACATCGTCATCACAAGGGTAATAAGGAACTCGTCATGCGGACAGAAAGGCAGAACCATCCACATGAAGCTGGCCAAGTAAGAGGCAAAAATCATATAGGTTTTACGACGATACCCCAGTAATGGACGCGAGTCCGAAACAAAGCCGAACAATGGTTTCAAACACCACGGGATACTCACGACACCAAAAATAGCGCTCATCTGCGCGGGGGTCACCTTCACAGTGTCCATCATCCAGTAGCGCATCGCAACGGACGGAAAGGCAAAATTAAAGCCCAACAACAAATAAAACAACAACAGAGGCACCATCCTAAATAAAACTATTACGGTCAAGGTACTCGATAAGAAATACTTATTTTTGAACTCTAACTTCGGATTTAGTCCACCCGCGCGTTTTAGTACGTACGTGTTCGAAATATACAGTCCCAGACTTTTCACACTCCACTTTGACGATTTCATCGGACAGTCCGTCGACCTTCTTTGCAGTATGTTGACGATAAGGCATTTCTACAATTCTCAGCGCTTTTATACCGGACAAACTCAAACAAGTATGTTCACTGGGGAAGCTTGCCTGGCCCTGCCGTCCGTGCTATCTCGTCGTCGTGTTTCCGCAAAAATTCGAAGATAATGGCAATGTTCGTAAACTCCTCGACAGACTCGCGACCAACCCACTGTGTATACACAGCGTGCCCCTCCGGCACATGAGACTCCATTATACGGACAATGGTAGTGTAACAGGCACGAATCATCCGCACATCTGTCAGCGTCTTTGTCTGGAGGCCTGCGGCGACCTGATAGGCCAACAAATTCGCGTGGTACGGCTTCAACGATTTCCATATCAGTTTGCCGTCGTTCGACTTCCGAAAGACTAAGAAATTTATCAGATTTGTAAATGTCCTCGCGTCCTTGTACATCTCCCGGTTCTCCAGCGCAGTCACCACCTTATCCGGTGTTGTGTCTGTACAAAAATCAAGTTTCCGGGCGTCTCCAGAGGCTGTCCGCGGGACATGGGCACGCTTTGGCGCACGAGCGGGTGCCGGTGGGGCCTCGAGCTCGTCTGCCAACTGAGCCCAGTCGTCGTCAGTACCCCAACCGTCATCCGATTCATTTCCTGATGTTGACATGAATATACTGGACACACCAACCCCTAAATACAGACCTTTCATTCGTCCCGGGACATACCTACTTTTCTTGCTACCAACAGGTACGACTACTACTCCAGTCGCCGATTGGCGACCCGGTCACGCTCACACTGCCCTCCGCGCCCCTGTGCTTGATTTTGCGCGTCTGAGACGTCCCTGCCTGCGGATTCGCGACGTACGACCAGCTAACCAATGTCCTCCATGGAACCTTGGCGTCTCGGTCAAATACCTGGACTTCGACAAATTGCTCGTGATTATTCCACGACTTCCAGGTCACGCTGTACTGGTTCTGTTCGTTATCGGTACACGACGCGAACGTATACGTCCAGAACGGCCCCGTGGTCTCATCGCGCGTGACGAGGTTGTGGGTCTCGCCCTGTAACTCGAAGACGCAGCGGTTGTTCTTCAGGTCGAAGTGGACGTGCATGGGTTTAATTTAAATTAAATTAAAATCGTCACACCCGCGGAAAAAAAAAATCGAGGCCGGCTCTGTTTTAATTTAATTTAAATTAAAATCGTCACACCCGCGGAAAAAAATATAGAGGCCGGCTCTGTTTTAATTTAATTTAAATTAAAATCGTCACACCCGCGGAAAAAAAAAATCGAGGCCGGCGGGTCACACAACTTTTATTTAATGTGAGGCGACTCGCTGAATCAGTTCACCAACACGTTTTTAATTTAAATTAAATTAAAAACACATTCAATTCAAAGAACAAAGTTTACTAACATTGTCACGCATACTGTTTTACTTCGAAGCTTGATATGTTTACCATGACAGAACGCGTTGAATGCAGTTCCGAGCCCGTAAAAACAATCCTTGGGAAATCTACTACGTTTGGTGAGAAACGCAAACGTCATTTCGCCGCCGAAGAGCCTGCAAAAAAAATAAAGGTAGAATACGAACCTCAGGGTTTGGCAATTTATAAACCGAATATTCCCTTCTCTTCGACACCCAGTGGGGAAGTCGTGGCTCCACAAGCGCTTATTGCCGCTGCAAAAATACTCGGGATGCGTTCACGAGACGTGTTCAGACACGGTAAGCTTGATAAGCGTTGGAGTCCCGCATTTGTTCGGTTGTACTTGAAAACGTTTCCCCGGACAGTGTCCGACTTGAAGTCGACGTGCTATCACGCACGTTTCTTAACTGAGACTGAAACAGCGTCCATGTTGGGGTTCTGCAACGGACTGACGGACCTTCAAAAGGTACGCACGCCAGAGTCAGACGGAAAGATGCTCGAAAGAGACACCATGTGGTATTCTTTTGTCGATTCCGATGGATTTTCAACAGTATATCGTGGTGGTTCGTGTGACTACAGTCGTCCGAAGGTAGTGAAACCCCACCAATTTAAGATGGACGCGCCTTTCACTGACATTCGCGAATTTGTCAAGCCTTTATTGATGAAAATACAAGCTGCGTTTGGTGAAAACCCAAACCATTGCGTCATTACTCGCTACAACCGCACGTACGATGGCATTAATCAACACACGGACAAAACAAAAGATTTGGTGCGCGGCAGTAGTGTATTCATATTTACCTTTGGTGCCACAAAGACGTTTAAAGTGTCACACTACCGGTATAACAAGCCGTCCGCGACAGTCCTGGAGTTCAAACCGGCTTCGGGCTCTTTGATTCACATGCCTTGGGATATGAACCAAGTCTTTGAGCACGGTATCAAATTTGACCATGCCAAGCCTACCACAGTGTCATTCAAAGAAACCCGCGAGGAACGCACTGATTTTCATACAGACCCCCGTTATTCGATTACCTTTCGTTCCAAGTGCACATGGTACAACACAGAGACCAAACAGACGTACGTCGATAATCAAGTCCAGTACTCGAGCATGCAGCCAGAGGGCGCCGTTCGCACATTGATATAAACAAAAGGCACGTATAAATAGTGACACTTTTTTTTAAAATGAAAACTTACGTAAAACAATATATTAACCCGATATTGTACTCGAAACGTGACAAGGTTGACCATCAGCGAGATAGTTCTATTCATAACGTTCGTGAATTAAGAAACAGAGTCGACGAAATTCGCAAGGGATGGTTTACAGGCCAAAGCAGTAGGAACAACAAGGGATACAGTCCGTCCGAACACGACAAAATAAAGTTCAATATCAATTTATATTTGGGTCAATGTTTGGAATTTTTCATGGAAGACGCTGCCAATACATCTGCTATCGTCCTGGATTCCGAAGATTTGGGTTCAAGTGCTACACTGGCTGCATTTGGCGTACAACCTCAACATATTTACGTTCCCAATTATTACAAGGGAGCCACTGAATATACAACCATGAAAAAAAACCTTCCAGAGTTGGCGTCCTTTCCCGTATCTTTGGAAGGATTTTTGACAGCCCTCGAAGATTCCAAAAATTCCGCCGGCTTTCGTGAAAATTTATTGGACGAATATGCGACTACACAATACAACTCTGGACGACCTGCCTTAATCGAACCTCTGCCTGAACGTTTCGAACATATAGACTTTGCATATTTGGATTACTGTGGCATGTTTATGAACAGCGCACGGCCAAACAACGCAGATACTGTTGACGCAATGTTTCGAAAAGGCGTATTTCCCAAACAGTCTCCGTTCATTTTAGCGATTACGGGAAGCTTGCACGCCATAAGCATAAAAGATTTGAATTCCGAATTGAACAGATATAAGACGGCTGTCATTCATTCAGCAACCTCAAACGGATACCGTCTCAAAGAAGACCAGTTTTTTGTGTACAACCGTTCGCATCAAGAAGGTGGCGTTGAAGAGACCCTTGCCCATCGTGTTGAAAATTTTGATGACATTCCCGAAGAAGTGCACTTCAAAAAACAGTCCCATTCCAGCAAGATGTTTTTCATGTCGTTTATTGGCAATAACACACAGGATTTGTTAAACCAATGGGACAAGTTGTTCGATTCCACGTGTCCGAATGGTCTGTGTAAAGTCCAATTTGGACGACGCGAGTGCTTATATCAACGCGGTTATAAGAATAAAGACCGTGTTGTATTGTCAAAGCCCTTTTGTAATTATCGTGTGACGGACTTTTATTTTTGGGACCCTTCTTTTACATCGTACACTGCAACTATGGATAAATTCTCATCCGTGCCATTATTTGAAGAAGAAGATGATGATGAAGAAGACATGAAAACGGATGCCGAGTTTTTAAAAGAATTCAACACAACTAAAAAGTATAGAAAACTCCCGGAGGGCATACTCACCACATTCAAAGTGATAAAAGCCACCAAACGCAGCATAGGGACCATTGAGGAAATCATAGACATGACGAAACTCATTCAACGAGTGCGTGTTGCTCGTAACGAGCGACGCGAAGGGTATTCGATTGAGTACGAAGGCCATGTCATCGTACTCGACGGTGTGTACGAAATAGAATCGGATATCGTCAGCGGAAAAGTTTCCATTGAATGTATTCTGGGCGATGTCGTTGGTATTCATTTTACTGAATCCGACCATATTGATATTCCAGGTGTAGAAAACATATTGTCTTCTGCATTCTTGGTCCAAGTCGACGACTTCTGTACCATGTTGACACAAGAATTAGGCGGACAGTCTGAAGCCGAAGAATCTGAAGCCGAAGAATCTAAAGCATCTTCTGGATATCGAGTTCCTGTCTTGGAAGACAAAATTATATATCGATGGGAAAAAGATATTCTTTACGAAGGAAAAATTGTGCGTATTTCGCCCAAGGGCAACTCCTTCAAAATGTTATGGGACATCGACGGGACCTATACCGTGTTAAAAGGCTCTGTGTTTACCGCTAAGAATTATGGCACACTGTGGTGTTTTGCAGACGACCGGTCCCAACCGCTGAAAACGAATCCGGCTCGTGGGTAATAATAACGCGCGAACACGACAGCGGAATCATGCGTTGACATTCTTGAATATCGAGGTTGCACCAATAAAACTGGACGAACAAAAATACCATATTAATACAAGTCGATTTTTTATAACATGTTTGACGTTCTACTTTACATTGTACTCTTGATGGGACCGAACGTTCTCATAACGTATGTCGAAACGTATCGTTCGGCGCTTGTCGGCCAGCTTTGGGGCGGTCTTCCGCGCAGTGCGTGGTACAAGAACCCGTGGGTCATTTCCATGATTCTGACAGTCGTGTCGTACCTGTACATGTCCGGCATGTGGATATTTGACTTGGACGACGCTCTGATTTACGGCCAAGAGGGCCTTCAAAAGTACGTGGCGTTGTCGTACATCTCGTTCATGACGGGCGCGATTCTGTGGGCTCCGTTGTCCCTGATTGCGCTGCATCGCGGCGAGAAGCTGGCCGTGGTGGCGTGGGCGCTGTGGCTCACGGCGCTCGGCTCTGTGGGAATGTTCGTGCTCGCATGTGGTCTCGAGAATCAGCCGTGGATGATTGCCGCTGCAACAATGTGCATGTTGCACCACGTGGGGTTTGACGCGGTGTACTGGTGGACGACTTGGGACACCAAGGAAGAAGTATTGTCGCGTGCGGATACCGTCCCCTTCGAAGATACAAATGCACTGTCGTTCTCGGAGAATGCAAATCTAATATATTAACTTGGGTTCTCCCAGTTCTGCTTGTTCGTCTTCTTCGTCTTCTTCTGCAATGGTGCTGAGCGTCGTGTACTTTTTCTTGCGACGTTTGGGTCGAGGGCACAGTATCCACGCCAGCACCAGGGATAAAAATGCCGTGACGGCCAGTCCAACGATGACGGCGGGTAATTCGAGGTCTGACCCAGAGGTGTTGACGGTTATCCTTCGGTCTGGCTCGACTACATGTGGGCAAAACACTTCGAAGCGAGCGTTGTCTACAGCACACTCCAGTGTGGATTTGAAGTATCTTGTCTGACCACGGAATTGTCCACCCAAATTAGTGAACGTCTGTTCGTATCCGTTGGGTTTTGGACCCAGCCAGACTTGCGTGATGTTGGAGTCGCATGCTGCGGTCTGTGTCTCGACGAGGTCGTGTGTACCGTTCCAAACTAGGGTAATATTTGTGTCCCAACATGCGTCTATGTTTGAAACACCGGGTCCGAAAAACATACACGGAGGCGTACACAAGACTAAATACCATAAAAAAGAAACATCATTGTAATTGTAGAATTTTCGCTTGTAAAATTTTAGCGTAGTCCTTTAAAAATTCGGAACGTAGGAGCAAGTCTGACTCTTGTAGAGGTTCTCTGGTCATGGGGTCCGTTTTTTTGTCGCGCACCCATTTCAGTAGAGATTGTCTGTCGTAATAGTGGTTGTTGATGGGCGTTTTGACGATGTCTGTGGTGTAGTCGTTGAGAATGGGACACAGCATCATGTGCGTAATATCGTCCCACAGGGGGTTGTCTTCGTACTTGGGCTCCAGTTTTTTCATCATCGAACTTAGCGCCGTTGTGACATTGGCGACCACTGCTTCCAAAATCATACTGGGCACTATGTCAGCGCACAATTCTATGGCTCTGTCGGCAAATCGTTGTTGCTTGGGTTGACGAATCATGAACCTGCACACGTTTTGCGAGACCGTGGTGCGACCGTCCTTCAACAGAATTTCTATGTGTGCGATACGTGAGTGTGAACAAGCATGTTCCAAGGGCAGACGTTTGTTCTTGAGACGGGTATTTGGGTCGAGTCCTTTGCGTAAACAAACGTCTAAATAATAGGCCGGTCCGCCCATCAGGCTCTCTATTTGAGTCGCTGGTACCTGGTCGACTCTGGACAAAACTTCTTTGAACAATGTTCTATGCTGTCTGCGGATGGCAGCGGAGATGCACGGCGCCTCGAGGGTTCGCGCAAGTCTCACGCAATTCAGTGCCGATTTAACATGCATCTTGGTGATGATTTGTAACCACTGTAGTGTTGTCGGGGTGTACCCGGATTCGAGACATCTTGTCAGCATAGCGCAATCGTTGATGCGAATCGCCTTTTTGAAGCGTATTTGTATAATATTGGCCATGGACTTCTGACGGGCCGCTTGATGCTTTTGCTGCTCGGGCGTCGGTTGCGGTGGCGCGACCTTGGATTCCACCTGTGTCTTCGTGTCTACGCGTGGTTTTTGTGGAGTGGAGCCACTGGCCGCCGCCCCTATGATTGTTTGCTCCCTGGGACGCTTAAGCATACTTATGTCGACTAGGTCCGGGGCGTCTCGAATCTCATTCATCCGTTGTGAATAAAAAAGGCATTTATATACGTATAAATCGGATCTTTACTATTTCGTACCACGTGAGTGATGAACCTGTATCAAATTGATTCTCATCATTTCATTGAAGTTGAAAACATTCGGCGTGAAATGTCTGTGACCGAAGCTGCCTTCGACCTGCTCGTCGACCGTTTCACCTACGAATGTAAATCACCTGGAATAGTGCGTTATCGTGACATGGACGTCATGCCGTGCAAAGCGGCGCAACAATTCATGAACTGGCACATGGAAACGTCTTACACCCCCTCGAATGCGCTCACAACGTTTTGTAGAGACCTGCAACCGTTCACAAAGAAAATCCCGAAACGGGCGTTGAGTCGGTCATTGCGTGTCGAGATAGCGTATCGTCAAGAGTACAAGTGTAACAAATGTAAATTGTTTCCCATACCGCCCAACTTTGAGGTAGACCACATCATAGAACTGCAAGATGGTGGTCAGGACATTTCCTCAAACCTACAGGCTCTGTGTCCAGGCTGCCATGCGGACAAGACACGTCTGAATCGGTTGCGCAAAAACCGAATGTTTCGTGAAGCGGCTCAGCCAAAATACGACGCGTTCGTCGGAAGCGGAGCACCACAAGTGTTTTCGAAATATTTTTCAAAAAATACACTATAAAATATTGCACAGCATTTGTATATAATCGATAATATGTATGAGTTGATAGGCCTCGTTGCCGTTTTGTTAGTCGTGTTCAGCAGGAGATTTAGGTTGTCTCATATCTTGTTCGTTACCGCAGCATATAATTTGTCCGTGGCTGCAATCGCATGGTTCAATGCCAACATAGACGGTTGGTTCTGTGGTTTGGGGTTTGCCGCACTGTCTTTCACAGGCGTGTCTGTTTTAGAAATCTCGTACTCGTCCTTTTTGCACGAAAGTTATCAAGCTATGCCGCGTGAAACCGTATGTTGTCTTCCGAAGTTTGGGTGTTCGTCCCCGGATTCGATTTTGTTTCTTACTTGTTTGTTTAGAGCGGTGGCTGGGTTGAGCGCGTCAGCTTCGTTCTACGTGTCGTGGACATTTCGTAAAGCATTCTGGCACGGCCACACGACCACTGTTGTGGGTATGTGGGCAGGCACGTCGTTGGTGTGGTTGATAAGTTGTGTACCGCATTTCATTTGTCTGCTGCAGTGCGCGTCCACGACCGAGTCGCGTACAATTATACGGTTTCGAAAACGCGTCACTGTGTGGTTGGTCCACGATGTCGTGCTGGGCGTCTTTTGGATGTATTTAGCCTTCATGTTGGACCACTTGTTGAAAGAGGATGATTCGGAGTGGCGCACTGTGTTCTTGTCCATGATGTCTTGGCATATCATCATTTTCGTCTGTCGCAAATTGTATTTGACGGATGTGTGGCATATCACGAAGCATGTCGCCTGCTGTGCGCCAGAAACGGTCGGCAGGTGGGCCGTAGTGCTCATGTTGAGTGCAATGTTAACGATATACGGCGTGCTTGTCCACGTGGTACGCGACTCGGTGGATATGGGGTGCTCTCTGGAACAGGTGGTCGTATTTGTGTTTGCTCTGGTTGTTGGTTGCATAGGATATCTCATGGCAGTCACGCGCCGACATCACACGAAGAAAAACGACGTAAGTTCGGTGTCGCGCAACACGGGTTTGCAACCTACATTCGGCTCCTTGTACGCCTTAGATTTTTGAGAAAAATAAGTATATAAACTCAGTTGTATTTAGTGTAATGTCACGGTTGGCCTTCCGTTCACCAGACCCCTCGCCAATCCATGTGGAAACCACCTCCAAGCCGAAGAAGCACCACATAATCGTAGAGGCCACCGTGCGCCCCGTCGGCATGAAGAATTACAGTCAGCATCGTGTCGAGGAACAGGCCCTGGCGTTGAGACAACTGCGTAGCACTGGGAAGGATTTGTTCACGATGAACGAAACACGGAAGATTCAAAGCAGCGGCAAGAGTATGTACCAGACGATAGAAACCTACGGGACTGCAATGTCCGTTGAGAAAATCATCGCGGCCTTGCAACAAGCAGACCTGACGCTCCGCGTGAATTTTCGCCGACCCGGTGTGGGTTCGTCCGCGACATGCATGGAATTATCGTCCGACACACTCCAGAAACTAATTGCAACCACCGCGGACGATAACGGGAATAAAGTCGCCGAGTTGCGCGTCAAGCAAGAACAAACCGCCGTGACTCCGAGCCATGGTGCTATGTTGGTGGCAGTGACGTGCAGGGGGACACAGCACTATTTGTCACACATCGATTACAAAATATTATCATCTTACGACGCAATGTATCACGAATCTAATTAATCCTTTTTTTAATTTGAATCTGTAGCTTCTTCCGTAACTATGTCTGCGCCTCTGACTATCGGAGGCACTTCCCCCTCTCCCGCCTCGGACACGGTGGAGACCGGCTCGTCGAGTTGCTCGTAGGGCAACGACGCATTCGCACAAGCATGTTGTGCGTACGTTGTCCACGTAATCACTCCGTTATTGTAGTGTTGATACAGGTCCGCATGCGTCAGAAACGGAGAAATCGGAAAAACGATTTCAACTTGCAATCGTTTTTTTAACACGTACACGTCTGTGATATCGGCGCGCTTTCTCTTTTTATTCCCTATGGCCTTCAACAACTGTTGCTTAATATCCTCCGCGTAGATTAAAGAGTATATTTCGCTGCAGGCGTTCTGCAAACTGGTTTTCCAACTGAGAATCGTTTTCTTGAAAGTCTGGTGCGTACCTTCTTCGTCCGTCTTGTGTGGCGTGTCTGACATGAGAAGAGCCCGAGGGATGCCCATAACGCCGCAGACAACATCCTGAAACGCTTTCGTTTGGGCGGATATATCGCCGCGTCCAGTCTGACTCGGCACGTTCACGATACGCTGACCGAGAGGTACATTTACCATATTCTCTAAGGCGTTTCCTCCTACAGAAGCGGCAGCACCGCCTGCGAAAAAGTTGTCGTACAGAGTTTGTTGGTGACGCAAGGCGGCCACGTTGTGTCGGTCGCGCGTAAATTTATTGTCGGCCGACGTATCCTGCATGTCGCCGTCTGCGTAATAGTCGTAGTTGACCCCTTCCACGTTGTCGATTTTCGTGTCCACCGCCTCGGTCATAATGAGAGGGTCGGCGCGTTTTTGTTCCATCACCAGCGACGTACCGCGCAGTGTGTTGATGTACTGAATTTCTGGCATCAGGTTGGCCACCGTAGAGGTCATCTGACCCATTACCGTCGGAGAATGTCCGAACAAGTCGAACACGTGCGTGTCAGGGATTTCGTTCATCTGTTGGTCCAAGACTGTGTATTCGCGCAACCCCAACACGTACGTCATCTTCAGGTTGAAGCAAGGCGGTTCTAACACTACAGGAACTTTCAGACCATCCTGCAGTTGGACAATACGAATCACAACAATGCCTGTGGCGATGACCTGGTCTGTCATTTGTTTGCAGCACGGCAACCAAAAGTCGGTCATTATCTCTTGCATGTGTGGGTCTGGCCGCACACGGCCGCGCCGATGCGAAAATTCAATGCCATTTCCGAACAAATGATGGTGAATCACGTTGCGACACATGTACAACATAGGCGTGGTACGCAACACTGTGTTGTACATATGCATCTGTTTGACCGGTAGCGAGATACCCTGGTTCATGATGTCCTTGTCAAACGACTTATATACGAATATTCAGTCCCAACGAGATTGCACAATTTCAATGGCATGCAACCACTTGCAAGCGTTTACAGCTGTCCTGATGACTTTTGTTTCTGGCAGAAACGTATACCCAGAAATGTATTTCAGAGAAAAGGGATACTCGCGCACCTTGACCGACGTTTTAGATGCGTACGTCTCTTTGCAACGAACAGACTCTACAGATTGCCCCGATATCACCGCGCGCGCGTTGATGACAGGTCCATTGCCACATATAAATACGTACGATTCTGCCATAGCGACACCGTCCATCTCTATGTTTTTGTTCGTAAACAAACTGTAGTTCGTCTTCGCACATTCGCCCGACACAATATCATTCACGTGGCGCATTTTAACACGCCAGTACACGTCATCAAGTCGGTCCGCCCCCACGACTGCGCCAGGCACCCGTGCCAAGTCCGCATCTTCCGGTGCTTTGACGCGCACGGGAGTCGTATCTCTCAGAACAAACCAGCCGAGTGCAAAAAGCACCATGAGACCCGATGTGTACACCAGGTAACGCTGCCACCGAGGTCGCCGGCGCGCTTGATAAATGTTGACATACCTCTGTCGACAACATTTCATGATAATGATTTTGTAAAACAACCCTATATATACACATGTCCAAAGTGAAAGGGATTCCATGCACACACTGCGAATTAGGGAAAGGGGACTGGAACGAAAATCGCTGGTGAGCGCGAAGACGAAGTTTTTAACAGAATTAGAAGGCGCTCTGACCAAAGAAAAAACCATTGCGCAATATATATCGCGCGTTGAACGTGTCGCCAAGCCCACGGCGCGTGCTGGTACGTCGAACATAGCGCTGCGGTTCGGACTGATGGACAATTTCGTACGTCACGTGTATGAGAAACACACGCACGACATGAACGCCGCAAAAATACAGGCCTTGATTGACAATACGAAACGTGAATTAGCCAATCTGCAAAAAAGTGCGCAAGTTCAACGAGTCATTACCAAAAAAACCCTGTCGATTCACTTCAGACACGGCGTTATCAAACCGACGGGAAACGTGTCGGACAGGGCTCTCGACAGGTACCGTTGGGAACTACAGTCCGATGCTCAAACGTGGACGCAAATTGGCGAAACAGGCGCGCGAGAGATTCGTCCCGAAATAACCTCGGGCGAAGTGCGTCTGACCTACAGTCAAGGAAATTATGGCGTTTTATTACAGTCCAACAAAATAAAGTTGTCGACCGTCATAAAACGTCAAGCGGCGTCAGCCAAACGCAAACAATACCGCTTCAGCGCAGGCGATATACAGTTCGAGCAACGTTGCAAAGGAGTCGCCGGCAGGATTCGGCGCATGATGAAACCACCCAGGCACATATGTGAGGCCGACTTTGATTCGAGAGTCTTCCAAGACAGAGTGTCGCGACTACCGGACCACCTGAACGTTGACGCTATTGATGTGTTGGACCTATGCGAGACGGGGACTACAGCAGACCCAGAATTCATACGCATGATTGAATTTGTTGAACCCACCGTGCATCTCAACCCCAAGAAATTGCACGCCGAGCTCAAAGACATATACCAAGGTAATCGCATATCGCTGGTGCTACCGGAAGCGAAAGTGCCAAAAGCACCGAAGAAACCGGAACTCTTTATGTTTACCGATGACGTCAATGAACAGAAAGAACAAGAGGACGCTGACTTGGCAGAAGCACAGCGCCAGGGCGCCATCGAAAGGGAGCGGCGCCAGCAAGCGCGCCAACAGGCGGAACTCGACCGATTGGAACAACAGCAGCGAGAACGTCGACAAGCTGAGGATGCGGCCCGACTCGACGAAGAACGTCTGCGCGCAGAAGCTGAAGCGTTGGCTAAGGCCGAACGTCTTCGCAAAGAAGCCGAAGAACAAACGGCTCGAGCGGCGGCTGAGGCCGAACGTCTTCGCAAAGAAGCCGAAGAACAAACGGCTCGAGCGGCGGCTGAGGCCGAACGCATTCGCAAAGAAGCCGAAGAACAAACGGCTCGAGCGGCGGCAGAGGCTGAACGTCTTCGCAAAGAAGCCGAAGAACAAGCGGTCCAAGCGGCGGCGCGACAAGAGCGCATCGCACAGGAAACGCGTGTCGCAGAAAAGCGCGCTGCGGAAACGGCAGAACGGTTGGCCAGGGAAAGAGAGGTACAACAGCAACGGACTTCAGACTCCGTGATGAGGGTATTCCAAACGAAAAGCGCTGGCGAAAACTATTACAGGGCCCAGGAAGACGGAAGTAATGTTTGGTTCATGGTTGTGAACAAATCCGTGTACAAAATGCGGCCGACCGGCAATTCTGCCGAAAAGAAATCATTGTCGGGTGCTAATGCATCAGGTTGGCGCGCAGACCCAGACGCGATGAAATTGGCCGAGGAGGAACGTGACAATAGGCGGGAACTGGCGCGCAAGAAAAAACAACTCGAGAGAGAAGCGAAGGAGCAGGCGGACAAAGAGTTGGCGGATAAGGCCCTTCTTGACGCAGAACGCCTCCGTAAAGAAAGTGAAGCGGCGGCAGAGGCCGAAAGTCTTCGCAAAGAAGCCGAGGCGCAGGCGGCCCAAGCGGCGGCAGAGGCCGAAAGTCTTCGCAAAGAAGCCGAGGAGCAGGCGGCCCGAGCGGCGGCAGAGGATGAACGTCTTCGCAAAGAAGCCGAGGAGCAGGCGGCCCGAGCGGCGGCAGAGGATGAACGTCTTCGCAAAGAAGCCGAGGCGCAGGCGGCAGAGGCAGCGCGCACTGCCAAAATCGCGACCCTCCGTTCGAATGCAGAGCAATTGGCGTTTGTCAAGTATGTGTTCGAAACATTCGATGTCAATGAAGACGGAGAGTTACAGGAACTTGAAATTTTGAAGGCCTATTTTAACGGAAAGACCCGTATCCGCACGGGTGGGGCTCAACGTGTTATTGTGCAAAATGACCAGGATGACAATGGGACACTGAGCATTGATGAGTTCATAGATTGGTGCGCTGTATCTGGGGCTCTGGAAACAGCCCAATGGAAAGCTGCAGCGGCTGAATTCAAAGCCGCGCTCGTATCTACGGCGGAGGTTGCGTCAGTCTCAGCTGCTGGCGAAAAACGAGTCATGCAGAATTTCGACACGATTGCAATGGGTGTGTCGGCTCTTGCAAGTGAGGCGCGGCTCACGGACGGCAACGCGTGGTTTACAGTGGGCGAAAAGGTCTACAAAGTGCGTAGCACTGGCAATTCGGCCGAGAAGAAAACGTTGTCGGCTGCTGACGCCGCTGGATGGGTCAGAGCGCCCGCCTCTGCCGCCGCGGCCCCCCGACAACCACCGGGCGAGTTGTCGCAGATGGTGGAGAACATGACAGACTGGGTGTCTTCAGACGAAGAGTTGAATTTTGCAGAGGAATCGGAAGCTGAATCTATGGAGTTCGCGGCCTCGTCGTCCATCGACACCGATTCGGACCTAGATTTCGCTCAATCGTCTGAAAGGAGTTTGGGAGCCAACTCTTCGGGAGAGGAGTCTTCTGAGCGCGTTAAAACGTCATCGGGCATGGAATTCGCAGAGTCGTCGTCGGCCGAGACCGATTCTGATGTTGAGTTTGCGGAATCGTCAGACAAAACGTCTTCGGGCTTAGAATTTGCTGATTCGTCTGCAGTAGACGAAAGTGACTAAAAATACATATAAAAGACTTACAAATATCATTAGCTTTTCTTTATGACACACAAGATCATGTTGTGTTTTGTACGTTCTGATTCGGACATTCTTGAATCTTCGTGGTTGAATCGTGTAGCGGCTTCGCTCGCATCTACCGACGACGGTGATGCTCCTTTTATCCATGCCGAGTTGTTATTTTGTCCGCCGGGGTCACCTTCGGGGTCCGATACTGTTGCAGGCCTGGCGTGTTCTATCGTGTATTCTGGAAGTGTGCATTTGGAAAAGAAACGCTTTTCGCGCAAGGAATGGTTTTTCAGGTCTATGGAGTGTTCCAAGTCTCAGTACGACACGATGCTGAGTTTTTGCAAAGAACACCAGGGTGACTCGTTCAACCATCTCGGATATTTTATGTATTGGGCACCATTTTCACCGTCGCCGATGTCCTATACGTATTTGGGTATGACGCCGCGTTGGTACTGTTCGGAGATAGTCATCGGGGCCCTGAAAGAGGGAAACATCCTGGACGATTCTGTTCCGGACTCTATGCATCCGCATGATTTGTACAAGCTCGTGCAGGACAGGTCGATGGCGGATTGCGGTCGCAATATGAAAACAGTGAATTTAAGCTTCGTTTGAATCCTTGTGTATAAGCGATATTTTCCATACACCATACATAGACAACCCACAACCGAAAAAAAACATCACTTGTGTTGTGAATGTCAACATGGCCATGTTGTCGTATACGACGATTCCTGTGAGCGTGGTGAAAAAGAACCACGTGGACTGGTAGACAATAATGCAGTAGTAGGCGTCGTGCTTTGCCAGTCCTTCGTTCAACCACGCGATATGTACGACCACTGACGCAATGCACAATGCGACAACAGCAACGAGAACATCCGTTCTGGCTGTTAGATAACCAACGCGTACAGATTCTGCGACGCTCCATGCGATGTATTTTCCCATGCACACATTTTGTGCTCCTAACGCTCCTGCAATGAACGGATATCCAAAACGTTGAAGACCTGAGGGTAGAATTTTTTGTCGAAGCGCGACGTAGAATAATTCGCACACGAACCATGTTGCGACAATGTATACGCAAGAAGTGGGTCTTTCGATCAGGCGAGGTGGTGGGGTGTCGCTCGCGTCCGATATTTTGGACAGTATGGACAACAGGCATCCTGTGACCACACAGCCAATCGCGACCCACTCCTTCGAATCGGGTTCTTCAAACAACACAATTTTGGACACAATCAAATTGACAATGATAGAAACCGCGCCAAATATCCCGACGGTCAACGGGGGCAACCACGTCAGCGCCAGGAAATCCAACGTTGAAGCCGCGAAAGAAAGACATATGGCGACCAAAAACAACGGCCGGCAATAGACGGGACTTCGCAGAGGGGCGCTACGTTTGTGCAATCGAGTTCGCGGATCGAGATAGTGTATCTCGTGTTGTGCAAGTTTTTGAAAATTCATAGACACCGATGAAGATATCGACGCTGTGAGTAACAATACATAACCGACCAACTGAGCCAGCATTACCGGAGGCTATCTTTATGTTATATACACGATTGAAAGAATCCCGTTTTTAAGTGCATAAAAAACACATATAAATGTAATATCACAAGTCTTTATAACATGAACATCACGGGTAGAATCGGAAAGTCTGAGTGTTGGGTCACATTCAAGGGCGGCGCTGCCACGTTCACGCGAAAACCTGGGACGTTGAAGCACGTCGAACAGATATGGTTTGTGTATTTTCAACGTGTTTCCAAAACCTTAAAAATGTGCGATGCAGTGTTTTTCGACGGTCACGAGTTGATTGAATTTACTACGAGTCAAAAAAACATCGACAAAATCACCGATGCTGTGTCGTGCGCATGTTATTTAGGCGGATTGGACCCGCTCCCCTGGAAGCGAATTCTGCGTGACGCAAAGAAGAACGAATGGGACATTGATGATTGGCAGTATCATCTCGAGGCGGATTCTGCGTCCGAGTCCGAGTCCGAATCCGACGGCGAATGGCAACCGGACGACGAAGTTAGCGACTCTGATTCCGAATCTGACGTCGAAGACGACGAGCCACCGGTAAAGCGACGGCGAGTGGCCGTCGTACAAAACGACCCCAGCTCAGTATCCGTATGATACAAGATTGAATGCGCTCGTGATCCGGGTTATCTAAACAACACTCGCACAACTGCATGGCAAACTCGCCAATGGCATCCCAATCATCGTGCGAGAAATTTGCCGAGGGCACAGGTTCCGCTTCGCGCCGCCAAAACGTGTACCACGACCGAACTGACCTCGAATCAACGACTGCGTCTATGTCACGCCGTACAGACATCACTACACACTCACGCAAGTCGAAAGAACTCAACCCACACAAGTATTCTATGACTGGTGGGGGCTTACGACTGTCCATAAGCGAATCTATAGCCCAATACTCGGTGTCTCTTGGGTCGTACAGCTCCTGTTCCTCGTCCTCCGCATCCGATTCGGTATCCGAACTGAAAGAGGCGTCTGAATAGTAATCCACGTAGACAGGCATGTCGTATGTAGTAAAGAAGTTATTTTAAATACTTTTGTTTTGTACACGTACATCATTCATGAAAATGAATATTCTCAACATATTAGGGGGCACAAATAGCGTCTGTATCGCAGTCACCCATGATACCTATAGATTGTATACGTATCATTGTATCGTACTGTAGACTCAAACAGAGATACAGTTGGTCGGTGGTACATAGAGAGTTTGAGTTTCAAACCAGTGACTGGGTTCGTTTTGCACGCTACTATCAGGCACCGACGCCGACGCGAGTCCAAGTCAAAGATATTTGCCAGCGCCATTTTCGGGCGCAAACGCGCTTAGAACTGCGAAGGTGTCATCTGTGGTCTTTGCATATGAACGAGCCCTTGCGCGTGTGGACGCCTTGGACCACACGTACGTTGTGTACCGTGGTGAAGCATGGATTCAAACTCGTGTTCCGCTATTTTCGTTTTGTGGATTTCATTCGTGAGTTAAGTGTTCGTTTCGGTCTGAAAATGCGATGTCTCAATTCCATGACTTCGGACGGTGTACCCGTCTTTGTAAACAAGCGTCCCATACCGATGGTGTACATCCACAACACACACAGGCGCAATAAAATCCACTTCGCGTCCGCCTTTAAGCGTTTTCAGGAGGTGCGTGTGTTGATTGCCCTGCATGTGCACCAGCATAATCTGTATTTGCGGCCGCGGCGTTTGGAGTTCTTTGTAGAGTAGTTGTCCTGGTCTGATTGTCTTCCTCGTCTCGTCTGCGTTTCCTTTTCGTATATCGGACCTGTGCATCCATTTGGCGCCACCGTGCAACCAGTTGCTCTTGAATTTGGACGGGTGTTTGAGACATTTAACGCTGTCGCGCGTTTTATATAGTCGTTCTCGGAAGTTCTTGCATGGGAACGCGGTCGAAGTACTCACCGTTTTCGACGAACACCCAGCGCGCAAGAAACTCAATCGACGGGTTGGACATGGCCAGCTTGACCACCACATAGGTAGTAATGACATCCATAGTATATTGGTAACGGGAACTGAAGGCGAATACGATTGTCATAAACGTCCACAGTTCGCCCATTGTCCACACGATGTTCGCGAGTCGATGGCGCTTGGAGGGAATCATTTGTACCGCGAGCGATGTAAACACCACAAGTTGCGTAATGTCCGAAGACCACAACATGTTGCCGCACGCGCGACTGGGCCAGCGCCAGAAGACCCAGTCAACAGACTCTGACGTCGGAATCGCAAACACTTGCAAACAGTTCGGAGTGGAATCGGGCACAACTGTCAACAACTGTGCACACGAAAACGAAGGTATCAGAACCATTTGTGCCATGAGTCCTTTCGCGATGATAATAGGTTTCCGCGAGCAAACGACCCACGCGAACAAACACAGCAACACCCAACTGTATGTACAGACATCAACCATATCACGCAAAGTGATGGTCGACGGCACCGGGATATCGTACCCGTGAATCCAATCCATGAAAAAAGAATCGTACAGCGGCGTCATTGCAGTCCCGTTGTTGTACTTCTGTGTATACCAGTACTGACGATACGAGACAACATTGGTCAAGACAACGTTCGTGTACAGAGTCAGTGCCGCGACGAGTACAAATCGCGCGGTTCGAAGTTTGGGTTTCATTATGGGATTTCTAAAGTTTACTATATAGTCCTTTTGCAAATTGACAAATATGAATGCAACCACACAAATATCGAACAGTTCCTCGCCTGCGCCTCAATCCAATACGTTGGCGGACCCTTGGGTGGAGTCTGGCGCTATGGTATACGTAGCGATTACTGTCGCTACAGTGTCCGCTACCGTCATGTGCTGCACGTATTTTATTACGCACCACCCGACCATGAAAAAATGGTGGAAGTGTGGAGACGAATACATTACGGTAAACGATTCAGACGAAGAAGTACAGATTCAACTGACTGCGCGCCCTGAATCTCCAGTCGAAGACGGAACACCCGAAAGAGAAGCCACGCCGGAACGAGAAGAGACATCGGTAGCAGCGTCTGTGTTCACATTAGAAGGGTCTGACGACGCATCTGACGATGCATCCGATGATGCAGAGGATACCCGACGACATCTGGACGCCGTGTAAGCACAGACAGGTATCCATGCGAGCAGTGACCACAGCCAGTTCGGACCCAGACACATATGTGCCGCAACGACACCCGTACCTGTGGTCAACCACAGCCAGTACATGAACACTTTCTCACGTGACAACCTCGCAGTATCGGCCCGGAACGACCGAAGACGACCTGGTGTATGTCGCAAGTACTTCCAACATCTCCAGCTATACATGTGCACACACACAGTCAACATCAAAGAAGCTGAGAACGCCGCAATGACCAATGTCCCCGACAAGGCAAAGCAAGGTACTGTGAAACGCAGTACCACACAAAACAGCAACCATACATTTAGAGCAAGTGTACACGTTAACAACATACTCTCATTCATATATTATAAGTTTATTTATACGTCGTTCAATAACCCACGCTGTAAAAAATAATCCCATAACATGGCTTCCATGGGCAACGTCGCAAGTATACATAACAACGCACCGAGTGCTATCACTGCACGTTTCGTTAACAGCGTAGGTACACACAACCACGGAGACACATCCAGTAGCACAGACAAAATAATGCACCACGACACCACCAAGACAGTTTGCGCTACAAATATGCTAACTATAGCGCATTTGAACACACTCGAATTTACAAGCTTGGCCTCGCGTACGTGCTCCCGTCGACGAGCTATGACGGCCTTTACCATCTGAAACAAGACTAACGTCAAGCACACATACTGATGAAATTGAACATACTGCAAGTCATTGTGCAAACACAAGGAAGCGTCCACAGCCCGGTGCCCCAATTCAACAAACAGTCGGTCTAACCACCATGTTACTAAACATACCCATACGAACGGAAACGTTGATTCATAAATAGATAAGTTTTTCCTGTAATACATCGTACGTTTTAAATGACGTTTATACTTTACTCGGCACTTTTTTCATCGGCGTATCGCTGCTTGTCTTTCGTAGCCATCTCAGTGTAACGTGCACGCTCTTCCTGACTGATGTTTCGCCACGCACTAGCAATGTCAGTCATCAGCTCACGGGGCGTTTTATCAGGGGCAGCCGCAGCAATACGCTCGCGAACATCGCGCATAAAGAATGCATAAGAGCTCCGCGGACGTTTAATCTTCTTGGGCGGCACGTAACGACTCATTTGGTCACGATAACGCTGCTGGTCCGCAGTGGCTTCCTCAATGTACTTGGACTTGTCGCCGACCTGTTTCCAAAGCTGAGCAATGCGACGACTCTGCTCAGGGAGGGTCATTTTCTCATCAGTCTGTTTCAGGATTTTGCGCTGCTCACATGCGAAATAGAGGAAAGGTGTCATGGCGCGCTTCGGACGGGCGGGGTCGCGTTGGCGTTTCTTCTTAGAGGTTCGAACCATTTTCTCCTAAGTTATTCTCCGTATATACTCGTCCCACCAAAACGACTTTGGATTTTTGGATGAGAATTGGATTTTCTGCAGCCAGAAAATCCTCAGGCCAAAACACTGAGGCCAAAACACTGAGCACACCATGGACACAGACAACAAACGTGTCGCAGGCACACGCCCCAAAACCTTGGGAAAACGCCGTAAAAAGGGCTCGGGGCATTCCAGTAGCGACTCTTCTCCCGACGAACAGCAAATGCGCAGACAGGCGCCGCCGTCCAGGTACGGCGGCGCCAACAAAGCCCAGTCTGACAGAAAACTGCTACGATACATGATGGCGGCTCTCTTTCACCAGGTGCTATTTCTCACAGGTACCTTTGAAAACTCCGACCCCAAACGGCGGCAGTTACAGCACAGCATCTACTGGGCCGATTTGCGCTTTCTGGGTATCCCTTTCAAGATGTACAAGTGCCCCAGAGCGCAAAAGAAAATTGCCAGCGCAGTCAAGTGCGGCGTCGACGACCTACTACTTCTCGACAAAGTCAAGTTCACGCTGCGGGTGTTTGACGAAAACAAAATCGTCCTCGCGGTCTTCGTAGCCAACCTCAACTGGCGCAGTAACGCCGTCTCGCTCGGGAAAAGCATGAGCTGCAGCAAATCCAACCCTATCCACGAACCTGGCATCAAAATACTATTTCGTAGGTTGATGAACGCCCTGACGGCGCGTTGGGAAAACTTTCCCGACGGTGCCAGTGAAAAGCGAACGTTTGCCATAGTCATCGACGACGAGGATGTCGACACATCCATATGTGCACGCGAAACACATAGCCAGCGCATGTCAAGCTCGCATCAAGAAAATAGTACCAGCAGTAGCAGTAGCAGTAGCAGTAGCAGTGGCAACCATGACAGTCGTAGGTCGCTTGCAGACTATACTATCGAGGAAATCGATATGCCCGTCCACGCTGTTGGTGGCGTGACCATCAAAACCAGCGTCGCATTTCGGTGGTAACTTTTTTCAGGAGCTCGTGTCTGTTTAATTTAATATAAATTAAAATCGTGTGCAGCAAACTTTTTTCAGGAGCTCGTGTCTGTTTAATTTAATATAAATTAAAATCGTTCGGAGTAAACTTTTTTCAGGAGCTCGTGTCTGTTTAATTTAATATAAATTAAAATCAT